GGTCAATACCTCTATCAATTACCATCTGTTTAGTAATCGCACTTTCACTTTCAAAGTAAATGACACCACCTTCTGGATTACTGTCCAGAAAGTTTTTCACCATTCCCATAACAAAAAATGTTTTACCAGTTGCACTTTCACCAGCGATTGCAGTAATCTTATTTGCAGGCAATCCACCATGTATACTACCACTTAGTAACGCATTAAAAATATAAGAACCAGTATCAATAAAATTTTCTACATCTCCTGCTTCTACACCATCTGCAACAAGACTAGCATATTCATTACCAGCCTTCTTTGCAATATCTTTCAAAAAATCCATTATATATCATCCTCATCTCTGTTATCAGAACGAAACTCATCAAAGCCGCCTGGATATCTTTTCTCTAACTTTGCAGTATTAATATCAATCAGTTCTTCTATATCAGTATCTAATGCGATACAACCCTGAGCGATATACCACATAATATCACCAAGTTCAGACTTTAAATGTGTTACCGTATCTTCATCCATTTCTTTTCCTTGAAATAGACATTTCTTAATTATTTCGTTAAACTCACCAACTTCTCCAGACAATCCTATAGCAGATGTCAAAAGTCTTGATGGTTCTACACCAGATGTTTCTTCTAAAATTTCCAATGCATCAGAAAAAGAACCTTCTATATTCTTAGTTGAGTCACTAGAAACTTCATCAACAAATTCTTGGTAATCATTTAATAAAGTTGAGTCCATTTATATCTCCTATTTTACAGCCAACGCACCAACAAATGCGTGATTTCTCCAGAAAGGTTGAATAACACTAAAACCAGCTTCTGTCAACATCTCTTCAATTTCTTTCCATGTATTAGGTTTCATCATATGTCTAAGGGTGCGTTCCTTATCCATAATATCTTCTGTGGTAAATGATTTTCTTTTGTAATCGTAATAATTAAAAGTAATCATATCTTGCACAAGTGCATTTTCACAGATTGTTTTCTCTGCAAATATATATGCACCACCACAGTTTAGTCCGTCATAAATATTACGGACAACTTCTTTTCTATCTTTCTTTGGCATAAATTGTAAAGTAAAGATAGATGTAACTAAAGAACAATTTGTAAACTTATAATTTCTAATATCATCCTTAATAAAATTAACCTTAACCCAAGGATTATTTTTTGTAATATCTTTGTATCTTTTATCTAAATCTTTAAAAAAACCTTCTGCAATTTCTACACCAACATAATTGGCTTCTGCACAATGGTCTTGATTGTCTTCTAATATTCTTTGTGTCATCTTACCAGTGGAACAACCAATATCGACAACATTTGTATCATCTTCAACAAAGTATCTTGATAGAGAAATTACATCATCCATAAGTTGAGAATAACCACGAATAGATTTTTCTATGTGTTCATCAAATCCTTCTTCTCTATGTGCAAAAGTAAAATCAGCCATTCTTATATTCCTTAATAACATTATCATATACTGAGTCTGCAATTGATTTTAATAATAATGGTGGCACCATTCTACCAATACGTTCAGACCTTTGATTCCATTTACCAGTGAGAACAAAATCATCTGGTAAAGATTGAATTCTTTTTAATTCACCTATTGTAAGTTTTCTAGGTTCATTCCAATGAAATGCACCAGCAGTTGTATCATTACTACCCATTGCAGTAAGAGTAGGAGCTGGTGCATTAAGTGATACTCTTTTCAAGTTAAAGTGATGACCTTTGTGATGATAATCAGCACCAGTTAAAACTTTATCTGGATTATCTGGCATCTTACTACCAGTGTCTTTCCAATATGCAGTTTTAGAAAACTTCTCTGTCAGTGTTTGTACCTCTTCATTATCATATTCTAAATTATCTAAAGCATCCCCAAGTCTAACCATAGACTTACTTTCACTAGGAAATATACTATGAATATTCATAAAAGTCAAACCAACTTTTGTAGTAATATCATTTCTAAGACCTATAAAGAAAACACGATTACGAGTTTGTGGTACACCAAAGTATCCACTATTCAATACCTTTGCACAAACATCATATCCAATATCTTCAAATGTATTTTGTATTTTATTAAAATATTGTTTCGCCTCACCCATAGTAAGACCAGCGACATTCTCTGCTATGATAACTTTTGGTTTGATAACATCTGCAACTCGTAGAAACTCAAAGAATAAATCTTCTACGTTTGTTACTTCTTTAATATCACTGTAACCTTTAGTTTTACCAAATGCATCTTTATGTGAATTACCTTTACCATGACTTACATTACCAGCCATACTAAATGCAGAACATGGTGGACTACCATCTAAAACATCTAATTCACCAGACTTTATTCCAGTGATATCTAAAAACTCTTGACCAGATAACTTTTTAATATCATCTGGTAATATTGGAGTCTCTGGATAATTTTGATTATAGGTAGTTCTTGCTTCTTCTACAAACTCATTTACTGCAAGTACATTACCACCAGCAAGTTTATATCCAGTGGAACTTCCACCACCACCAGCAAAAGTTGATATTACATCAAACTTCTTTTGGGAAGATGCATCATATACATCTTTTAATAAATAAGGTTTATATTTCAATTCATAAACTCCTCAATAGTATTTTTCTTTTCATACCAATCTTTACAAACATCCATCATACGTTTTCTATCGTTGAAGTTAATATCACCATCTTCTAATAATGTTTCAAACAGCTTATTAATATTTGCACCTAAATGTAAATTTATATGAGGTTTTATAGTACCATACTTTTTTAGGTTTGTAAAGTCTTTTCTTATAATTTCTTTTTGTCTTGGTTTGTTGAGTTCAGCCCAACTTTTAGACATAAGTAATTCTCTAATCTTTTTACTATCTTTGTATGGTGCGATATGAATTTTATTATATTGTTTTGCAAGACTAGTGTGTTCTTTATAACCAGCACAATCACCGTCTAAGTATTCAATTCTAAACTCATTCCAGTTTAGTCTTTTTTGATTTACTCGTTTACAATATGCAACATAATTTCTTTTCTTCTTGAAACTGGAATATCGCATCATAGCTTTTTTAGATGGCCCGAAATATCCGTCTGCACCCCAACCAGTTAAAACGTACTTTGGATAAATGTTTGGATAAACATATAAAAATGGAAAGGCAGTTTCAAAATGAGTCTTCTTCCTACATCTCAATTTAACAAGTCTGTGCCAATCATCTACTAAGTTTGTTGTGGGAACATTAAATGGATTACATTCCCAGCCCATATCTGCACACACTTCTTTTGCTTTTAAGTAATCATAACTTTCATCATTCTCTAAACAAAAAGTATATCCAACCACTCTTTTACCAGCTTCATGAGCTGCAAATGCAACTGACAGACTATCTATTCCACCAGACATTAATACTGCAACTATATCATCTTTTACGTTTTCAGATATATGTTCTATCAGTAAATTTTTAATCATGTTTTGGTCTTATAAGTTTTCCATTTTCATCTACTAAAACATATGATTTGTTAGTTCCCTCTGTTTCATCTACATAAGAATTTAAAAATCCATTACATATAATTTTTTTCTTTTTAATTTTTTCTCTAGTATAAGAAACATCTAAATCATAAAGTTTAGCATCTTCTACTGCTTTTTGGTCAATCGCATCATACAATGATTTTTTTAGTGCTTTTCTTTTTTCTATAGTTTTATCTTTTTTATCATTTGGTTTTTCTATAGCAAAAGTAATTTCAACTGGTAAATGTGAACATTTTGGGTTTGCATGAAATATAAACCATATACCATCTTTACCAACAGTATGAGTTAATATATAACCAATTTTACCAGATGTTTCATTATAACCACCATAGGGAATATCTAATGATTCAGCTGCAATTTCACTCACTTCTTTGTTGTACGTTTGTAATTTATCATTTTTTGGAAATGAAGAACGTATATCTTTGAGCATCTTTTTTCTATCTTCATCAGAAATTGTTTGACACTCAGTACCATCTTGTAAAACCACAGTTGTATAATCTACTATTTCTGCTTTAATAGTAGAATCTGTAACAAAACCTTCTTTATTTTTTGGTAACCATCCTTTTCTAAGAGATACTTTAATTTCTTCCTTAATTGCAATCTGTGACATTGAAGCTGCAGCTGTATGGTGTTCCTCTTCATTATTAGATATACCTCTATATTTGTGTTTATCATATTCAGAGTCAAATGATAATAAATCAAGTGGAAACACATCAACACTTAATGAGTCATAAACTGCATCCCTATTCCAACCAGCAGTTCCATCAAACACACCATTTTCTTTTTCAATATCAGCTGATTGTGGTCTATATTTGTGGTCATAATTTTTAGTAATAATTGATGTACTTAATTTTTCCACATTACCAATATTTTGATTTTCAGTTCTTGGTTGTTTGTGTGGATTGAAGTATACTTCTTTTCTTGTAACCATTATTGTATCGTGATAATTAACCCCTTCAAATTTTGAATAATATTTTTCTGGGTCACATAATTCATCATTACGTTCCCTATCATAATGTAATTTAAAACTCATGTAAAAAAATCCTCTAATGTAGTTTGTGTTCCAAATGACCTATCAATCTTCCAACCAATATTGTTAGTAATAAATGAAAGTGGGTCTATGAAACTCTTTTCATATTGGCTATCATAACAAATGTATTTGTGAATGTCAAGTTCTTTTGGAACTTTTGTCATGAATGAAATGACATTGCAACCAATAGGATTTGGTTGTCGTAACTCTAAATACTTAATTTTGTCTCCATCTTGTATGATAGGATACTTGTGTGATAGTTTCTTTTCTTTAACCAAATGGTTGTAAACTAACCCCCCTTTTATGTGCATGGGTGTACCCTTTTGGAAAATAGAACTTTCAGAACGAAACTTACGAATACCGTTACAAGAACGTGGATACGCAATCTCTTCTGGTGGTAACTTATTAAACTCATCACGAAATGTAATAAGGAAGTCATTTAATTGTTTTTCATCACCTCCCATAATTATGGTTAATGCTTCCTTAATCTTCTCACGACATGGTGCAGGCGTTGAAGACTTGACAGCCTCGATACCCATAATCTTGAGTGATGGTTCTTTATATCGAACGCCCTCAACATCCCATGCGTTTAGAATATATCTTTTCTTTGCTGTCCAGATACCTTTGTCAGCAATTACTTCTCTTTTCATAAACATCTTTTGGTCATATGCATGAACATAATCTGCAAGTTGTTTGTATGACTTGTCAATAAACGGTTCAATCTTTTCTTTTGCAATTGTATCCAAAAAGTCAATAGGATTCTTTGGATTAACTTTCTTTATCAAGTCATCAAACGTAACATAGATAGAGTCTGTATCAGATGCAATCACATAATCCTTATCAGTATTTAGCAATTTGTTTAGGTATTGATTAATCTTCTTTTCAATCCAACGAATTGATAACTGACCAGCGGTGGTAATCCCTTCTGCAATCGCAAGGTCATAGTATCGAAAGTACTGATTACCAATCGCACCATATGCCGAGTTTAGTGATATCTTTCGAGCCATCTGAATGTTGTTGTAACGACTAATATACTTTTGATACTTGGGGTCTTTTGTATCTTCGTAATCTTGTTTAGCCTTCAACATCTTTTTCTTATAAATGGTACGGTCATCATAAATCTCTTGCATCATCTCTGGTAAGAAACCAAGTTTATCTTTACGATACAATGCACCGTTTGGTGTAATAGTCGTTTGTTCTGGAATATCAAGTGTAACTTCTTGTAACATATTGTCAACAGTTAGTTTCATATACTCACCAGTGACAAGTGTTTCTGGTGACATATTGTATTGCATAATTAGATGTGGATATAGTGAGTTCAAGTCAAAGGACATAACCCATTTATGTTGACCAACTTGTGGTTCTTTTACATATGCACCTTCAAACTTTTCTGACTTGGAAGAACTAGATTTTTGTGGAATTACAACCTTTTTGTTCTTGAGGTAATTGTGAATAAGAACATCCCAATACTTAACTTGACCGAACACATCTTCATAGTTTACTTTCGCTTCATAAGCCATAGTCAAACAGAGTTCAAGTAACTTCATCTTGTCTTCAAGACGGTCAACAAGTTCAACGTCAACAATATTATATTCTAGGAAGGATTGATAATCTTTTGTGTACCACTCTTGGAAAGTTTCGTATGGGTTTTCATTCTTTTTCTGACCAAGTTCAACAAATGCGATATGATTAAGTGCATAACTCTCTTGGTTTGTGTAAGTAAACTTACGATAGAGTTGTAGGTAATCAAGATTTGCAACACCAGTGATATCATATACTTGTTGGTCACGACCATGATTAAATACTTTTCTGGAACTAATCAAACCCCAAGGAGAAAACTCTTTGGCCCTGTCTTCACCAAGAACCTTGGTAACACGATTAATCAAATAAGGAATATCAAAGAATTCAGTATTCCAACCAGTGACAACATCTGGGTAGTGTTTAGTCCAAAAGTTCATGAAGTTTGCAAGTAGTTCATTTTCATTTGAACAGTTTACATATGTAACGTCATCTCTATCATTCTTGAAATCACCAATACCCCACAATATAATCTTTTTTGTAGTTTGGTTTTTAACAGTGATTGCAAGCATTTCTTCCTCAGCCTTCTCTGGGTCTGGGAATCCATTGTCCGCTTTTGTCTCAATGTCGATTGTAACTGTTAGGATTTTATCATTATCCCAATTGACATTATTGGGATATGTATCTGAAAGATATGTATATGCAAACCTATCCAGACCAAAGACCAGATGAGGTTGTTGTTTGTATTGTTCTATGAATGACTTTGTTTCTTTGATAGTGTCAAACTTGTATGGTGTAACATACTTACCATCAAGTGTTTTCCATTCAGTTTGTTTCTGAACAGGAACGTACATAGTCGGAGAATACTTAACCTTACGATTAAGTCTCTCACCATTTTTGTATTCACGAACTAGAATATGATTGCCCCAAGGAGCAACATTCGTATAAAATTGCATAATATAGTTATATCACCTTAGTAGTTAAAAGTCAAGTCCAATTATCACGATTCATAAAATGTTTTAAAATATCTTTTAATACATTCTTTGATTTTACAGTATTTTGAATACCAGCAAATCCAGGCGATGCATTTACCTCTAAAATATATGGTTGTTCTTTTTCTCTATTTTTTGCAGGCATAAAGTCTACACCAATTAATTTACCATTTACTAATTTAGCTGCATTTTCACATTCAAACTTTTCTAACTCTGTCAGTTCATGTTCTTCTGTGGTTGCACCTAAAGATGCATTACTTCTAAAATCACCTTCTGCAACATTTCTTCTCATTGATGCAATAACTTTTCCATCTAACACAACAGCTCTAACATCATAATCAATCTTTATATATTCTTGCAAAACTAAATCTATGTTTTTATTTAATAGTTTAATCATCTGAACAGTTGCGTGTAAAGATTTTTCACTTTCAGAAATAACTACACCAACACCAGTTTGACTACCACTTGATGCTTTTAAAATTACTGGATACTTATTTCCAAGTTCTTTCATTGCTCTTGGAGTATCATCTGAATATGTTATGGGAACAGTCTTAGGTGTTCTTAAATTATTTAATTTAAATAATTCATTACAGAAAAATTTACTATTACACATATTCCAAGTATTAACAGATGGAACAGTTAAAAAACCCATTTGTTCTAATAACGAAATAGTATCAACCCAATATCTATTACTTGTGAACCCAGGCGTTCCTAAACCTCTTGGAATTATTAATGTATTTTCTTTATCTATAGGAATAGGTTTTTTATACTCTGCATCACCATCTTCAGCAGGAAGTACTGCGTTACCATTATCATCAAATGTAAGAGAGTTAACAAATAATTGTCCATTACTCTCTGATAAAAAGTGACCAACAAAATCTACATGATGAATCTCTAACCCTAAACTTTTCGCAGTTTTATTAAAAAGTTCAAATTCAGTTCTTTTGTTATCACCCACATCACGAATATCTGATGTAGTGTTTACAAACATTACAATCTTGTATGGTTTGTCTGGAGATTGTTCTTGGAGATATTGTTTCAAAGATATTAAACCAACATCTGTGTCCATCTCCATT